GGTAACACAAGAGAGACAAGTTGTTTCCCTTTGTCTCGAAATTTGTTTATTTCTTCTCTATTGAAATTGTTCTTAATATTTTCCGGAAGCTTTTTAAGTTCCTCTAAAAATTCTTTTTCAAAATGCTCTTTTTCATTTACACTTTCGTTTAAAACTTTTTGTTCAGCAGCTGAATGTATTGCAGTGCCAAAAGCTGTATATAGGTTGCCCTCAAACCCTCGCAAGCCATCAATATAAGTTAACTTATGTTTATAGGGGCATTCGTTCCAAATTTTTAATTCTGAAAAAGATACGTGAGACATGTAATCCTCTTACTTCTTTGTTTTAGCTGCTGGTTTAGCTGCTGGTTTAGCTGCTGGTTTAGCTGCTGGTTTGGCTGCTGGCTTAGCTGTTGGCTTAGCTGTTGGCTTAGCTGTTGGCCTAACTGCTGGTTTGGCTGCTGGTTTGGCTGCTGGCTTGGCTGTTGGTTTAGCTTCTGGCTTAGCTTCTGGCTGCGGTAGCTCAAAAACCCAAGATCCCTTTAATTGACTTTCGCCTCTAAAGTTAAAAAGTTTAGAATGCTTAACGCATTGCTCTTCTTTCACATCAATGCCTAAATCTTTTAAAGCTGCAACTGCCTCTGCAACTCGGTAAACCCGCTCTTCATATGGACTAGCGGCCCTTTTTACAGTTAACGTTACCTGTAGCTTTGTTTTATTTTTATTATATTTTGTTGTTACTTTCATTTAGTATTCTCCTTGTAAGTAATCAATTAAACTTTCTATTTTATTAAATATATTCAAGCTTATATTTCTTACATATTCTCTTTCTCCTATAAAATAATGTTCAAACCCATTAGCAAAATACTCTCTTAAAGATGTTGCAGCGTATGGGGAAACAAATAAATTCGTAGTTAACATTGTTAGTTTATCATATCCGACTCTCTTATATAAAAGTTCATCAAATTTATCATTAAAGTCTAAACTTAAAAAATCTGATAATTCTACTGGATATCCTTCTGACCTCAAAATGTGATAAAGTCGTTTTCTTTTTCCTAAGAACTCTTCTTCGATATCGCCATCTCCATATATAAAGTCTCCAGCAAATTCTTCAAGAGAGTGTGCCATTTCGTGGACAATATCATCTAACATATCTTCTTCGTTTGATTGCTCATTCGTGGTATAAATTGCACCATCTCGATAATAAGCATTAACATTCTTTTCAGCAAAATATCTATCTTGGCCGATGAAAATAGAATCAATTGAATATGTTAACTGAGATGGGATATTAGTTTCAATAGTCTCAAGAATAAAGTTCAGATCAAAATCTTCTGGTAAAGGATCTTTTATATAAACTACGATTCTATTATATAAAAGCCTTTCTTTTCTTTCTCGCCGGGCTTTGCCGGCAGAGTCTTTAATATACTCATTAACGGTCATTACAATTCTTTAGTTTTGTATATTTCTTCAACCAATCTTTGACCTTCATCAACATCATTCATTGCTTGTTGATATCCACGAATAAAATTTTCTTCAGCAATCGGCATAAGAAACTCTGGAAATTCTGTAGCTAGCACTTCAATAATCATTTCAATTGTTACGCTGTCATCTTCTGGTTTTAATTTGTTGCCTACGTATTCCACTAGCCATTTTTTTACTTCAGTGTCTGGCTTTACCTCTTGGAATAGATCCGGATTTTCATCAACAACGTTGTCACCTGCTAATATATTTTCATCCATTGATACGTTATTTCCTATTTCTATACTTTCTTTACTCATTATACGTCTTTGCTCCTTGTTTGTCAATAAAAATTTAAAGAATTTTTGCAGCTAACGTTGCAACATTTGAACGTTCGCCTTTTATAAGTACTACATGACCGGATAATTCATGATTTTTAAGCTTTTCTACTGCATATGTCAATCCATTAGAAGTTTCATCAACATATACATTATCAATTTGTTCAACATCTCCGGTTAATACTATTTTTGTGTTTTCCCCAACTCTGGTGAGAATTGTTTTAAGTTCGTGTGCAGTAAGATTTTGTGCTTCATCAATAATCATAAATGCGTTTGCAATTGATCGACCTCTTATATAGGTTAATGCTTCAATCTCAATTGTACCATTATCTGTATACATTTTAAGGGTTTCTTTGTCGTTTCCCATTAAATATTGTAAATTATCTTGTATTGGGGCTAGCCAAGGAGCCATTTTTTCTTCCAGTGTGCCTGGCAAATAGCCAATATCTTTTCCCATTGGCTGGATTGGTCTAGATACAACTAATCTGCGATATGGGGCTTCTTGATCGTTTTCAACTACTTGTGCTAGGCCGGCGGCTATGGCCAACAACGTTTTTCCACTGCCGGCCTTGCCAACAAGCGTGACAATTGAGACTTTAGGATCCATTAATAGATCAAGAGCAAAATTTTGTTCTTTATTTCTTGGTTTAATGCCCCATATTCCTTTTTTATATTCTCCATTAATGCGCTTAAGCGGCATTGCGTGATTGTAAAATCTTGCAAGTGCTGTCTTTTTTTCATTTATATTTGATACAAGCATGATATATTCATTCGAATACGGTTTTATTTCATCTTTTTCTAAAAATATTGACTCGCCATTATAAAACTGTTCAATCAATTCATCATCAACTAAATGAGATCGGAACCCTCTATATAAAGCTTCTGTGTCCTTAACAACTTGATTCGTTATATAATCTTCTGTTTTTAACCCTAAAGCATCGCACTTAACGCGCATATTGATGTCCCGAGAAACAACAACTACTTTTCTTACTGGATTTATCTGCATCTCTTCTAACGCTACTGAAATAATCTCATTATCCGCTATAGATAGATCTAACTCTTTTAATAGTGAATTATGCTTCTTTACGTAGACAATACCTCTGCCTTTTCCGAGTCGCACACCTTTATAAAGACTTCCCTTCTCACGTAGTGCATCTAGAATCCGAATTGTTTGTCGTGCGTTCAATCCAACACTATCTTGGCGTTTTTTATGGTTATCTATTTCTTCCAATACCTTAAAGGGTATTATAATATCATTATTGCCATAAGATATAATTGAATTCGCATCGGTTAGATATACACTAGTGTCTAGAACATATTTTTTTTTAGCCATTCAAATCTTAACCTTACTATAAATAGAATTTTACAAACAAAAATATAATAATATTTTAAAAAGAACAGTTGTTAGGAATTAATTTACCTAGTTATTTATAAGGGTATCATATGAATGTTTAAAAAACTATCAATTATTTCTTTATTGCTGCTTACGATCTTTAGCTTAAGCTGCAACATTGGTAGTAAACAAGTTAAAATAAATGATATCCTTCCACGTAAATCATTTTTATATGTAAAAAAAGTATTAACAATTTACAAGTGTGTTGACGATATATGTTCTGCTACGGACTATCAAGCATATGCGTCCGCTTATGTTGTAGAAACATACACTGAAGGAGCTTTGGCAGTTACAGCAGCACACGTTTGTACTGCTGATGAAAATAATCCACCACCAGATGATATTAAAATAACTATAAAATATAAAGTACTTCGATTAGATGGAGAAGCTTTCGATGCTAATGTGTTAAATTATAATAAAAAAATTGATGCATGTATGCTATTTGTAAAAGATCTAACTGGAGTGGAAAAAGTTGAGTTGGCCAAAAAAGCTCCTAAGCCTGGGGATAAGGTTTACAACCTGGCTGCTCCGAGAGGAATTTTTAGACCAGGGATGGTGCCAATCCTAGAAGGAAGATTCAATGGAGACTCTGATGGCGTTGCGTGGTATTCTCTATTGGCAGCACCAGGAAGTTCAGGATCAATGATTATAAATGAAGAGGGAGATTTGATAGGGATGGTACATTCTACTTATATACGTTTCCCGGTTATAACTTTATCAGTACAATATGATGACTTGAATACGTTTATTACTTCTAGTGTAGATAAATATAATTTTATGAAGTTTCTAAAAACTGCTTATGAAATAAAAAAATATATTGACATGCTATCTATTCCATATTAATCTGCCTAATTTATTTCTCACTTCTTTTAAACTTTTGCGTACATATAAAGCTAATGTAACTTTATCTTCTTGTACATAATCTTTAATATCTTTTTCCGAAAATAATGATATTCCTTTGCAAAAAGTTTGTATCTTTTGATCCATTGTTGCTGGGTCTAAATCTGGTACTCTATAATTTCCAACCAGCGCTTCTTTGTTGTTGACAAAAAGCATTACATCAATGGTGCCTCCATGTTTAGATGAGACGTCTATAACAATTTTCATTGAATTTGGGTCACATACATATTCAAATTTATTTTTGTTATAGAAGCGACTTTTTTTTCTATGTCCGGATGGCATGTTTTACCTTTTATGCTTATGGAAAAGCTTTAACTCTTAATATCTCCAAGCGATATATTAAGAG